CGATACAGTGTGAGGCTATTGTTCATTTCTTCCTTCCTACGGCTGGTTATGTGTGGGAACATAAGTTTGCCATAGAAGGAAGAATGCCGATAGCCTTCTCTTATTAAGATTTGTCAGTCAATCAGCCTTGGCTGTTTTTCAAATACAAAAACCGGCGCCAGGCCGGTTTCGCTATTGGCTCCCTGAATGCCTGCTCCGTTTGCGCAACGGGCAAAGCGACCAATTTCAGCATTCAGATCAACGCCGCCTCTTCTAAAGAGTATGGTGTTTTTTAATGAGACTTAATTGCTCAAAATATAGAAGTTAACTTCATTATAGTAAAAAAAATCGGTTTGTCAATACTAACCATCATTAAACTATAAAAAACCGCCTCTTTTCACGAGTTCGCCTCACTGATTACCGGATTAATCAACTCTCCGATTCCTTCAATGGTAATTTGAACCTTATCGCCCGCTTCCAGCTTGCCAACGCCGGCGGGCGTCCCCGTTAAAATCAAGTCACCCGGCTCCAGCGTCATGACCGAGGAGATGAAGGCTATCAACTGCGGAATGGAAAAAACCATATCTCGGGTCGAAGCCATTTGCCGAACATCGCCATTCACCCGACAGGTAATTAATAAATCATAAGGATCAATCTGCGTTTCCACCCACGGACCAACGGGACAGAATGTATCAAAACCCTTGCCGCGTGTCCACTGGCCATCCTTACGTTGCAGATCGCGAGCAGTCACATCATTTGCAACGGTATAACCAAAAACAAAACGACCGGCTTGATCAGCCGTTATCCAACGTCCCTTTTTTCCGATGACAACCCCCAATTCAGCCTCATGTTCAACCTGCTTGGATTGCGGTGGTAGAACAATAGCCTGCCGATGCCCAATCAGACTGGAGGGAGGCTTGAGGAAAATTAAGGGGATTTCTGGAACCTCAACCCCATGCTCACGGGCGTGATCTACATAATTTCTGCCAATACAAATAATTTTGGTTGGCTGGACGGGTGTTAATAAGGTTACTGACTCGAGCGGCATTTCTGCCGGCAGGCGGCGGTAATCCCCAAAGATATTCCCGTCTATTGGCCCGATTCGATCCTCAAAGATCCACCCCCAGCGGGGTTCTTCCCGATCAACCTGAAAACGCACAAATCTCATACCACCCTCACCATGGGATTATTTTCACCGAGTTTAACACAGAACAAAGAAACAAGGTATAATATTGCCACCTTTTGCAAGGGGCGGATAGCTCAGTAGGTTAGAGCACATCCCTTACAAGGATGGGGTCGCAGGTTCGAGTCCTGTTCCGCCCACTTTCGATACCATTACATTGACAGTTATATCGTAATGTGGTCATTTCGCAAGTAGCACAAGGAGCACATTACATGCAACTGTCGAAGGCTATACAAGGTTTTGTTTTTTACCTAAATGGTGCAAATTATTCTCCCATCACTATACAGTATTACGAAGCCAATCTAAGACGATTGCAAAAACATCTGGGAGACCCACCAGTCGAAACCGTAACAGCTAATGACTTATATGACTTTCTAATCAGTATCCCATTTAGCAATTCTACAAAACAGGTTTATTGGAAAATTATCCGGTCATTTTACAGATGGGCTGCGCAGGAAATTGGTATTCAAAATATATCTTTAAGCATTGCAACTCCCATTGCCATCAGCAAAACGATTATTCCGTTTTCGCAACAAGATATTCAATCTCTTATCAAAGCTGCAAAATCAAAGCGCAATCGAGCATTGGTCATGTTTTTATTGGATACAGGTGTACGTGTTTCAGAATTGTGCCGTATGACTGTATTAGATGTTGACCTTTCAACCGGAATGGTCAAAATTACACCATTTCAAACCGGTAAAAAATCACGTCCCCGTGTCGTTTATTTGGGGACAAATGCCCGCCGCTATTTATGGCAATACTTGCATCCCGCCCCGATACTGAGCAAAAAAATGCACCACTTTTTGCTACCCACACTGGCAAACCCTTAGATCGTTTTGCGGTTAAGAACATTCTTGCACGTCTTGCAGAAAAAGCCAAAGTCAATAATGTTCATCCTCATCGTTTTCGGCATACATTTGCAATTCAGTATTTGAGAAATGGTGGAGATGTATTCACCTTGCAACGTTTGCTTGGACACAACTCATTGCAAATGGTAAAACACTATCTCAATTTGGCAGATACAGATACTCAAAGTGCACATCGTAAAGCCAGCCCGGTGGATAACTGGAAGTTGTAGCTTCTGCATACTCAGTATGTTTTGTTTGCGCTTGCCGAAAAGCAAGCGCATTTTTTTGTTTCTGTTACCCAAGATAATGGTTGTTATCTTGGGTAAAGCGTGATTTTGTCTAAAATCACGTGACGGCACAGGGGGCAAGTCGTGAGGTTCGGGGGTTCGAGCCCCTCCGCGCCCACACAACGTCAATTTCATTGCCACCGTGATATTTAAACCTACCCGATCGTGCGCGCGGTCGGATGGTTAGCAGATCAGACGCTGGCACGTCTGGTCTGCGTTTTTATTCTTGCGATTCCTGATCGAATTTTTCAATAAGGTCATTCAATATGGCAATCGCGCCAACCAGCCTGTCAATCTGCGCCTGCGCGTTTTTGGTCAACTCTTCCAGCTCGCGCTTCAATTCGTCGCGCCGTTTTTCTAAATCCTCTTTTTGGTACATCTTAAATATCCTCTCTTAATTTCAAAAGCGTAGGCATAAAATCAGCCTTTGGCGCGTCTTGACCTTTTAGATATTTGGTCAGACTGTCAATCAGAAACATGATGTTTTGCAAATCGGATGCCTTGATACCGAGTTCCTGTACATCTGCATCTGTGATTTCACCCGAACCGTCAGCGCCGTAACCTCTGGCATACCAAATCTTCAGTACACTTTCAGCACGGTCAAGTGAACCTGCCAGATTAGTCAAGGCTGAAAGAGCGTTTTGTGCAAAGATGAGTTTTTTAGACATGAGAAACCCCCTTAAGCAATTCTAGCCATGCCAAAAGCGGGGCTGTGGGGATGTGGGGTACTGCTATCATAAGTAATATCTAGATTTGCACCGCTACTTTGAAATGCCATGAGTTCAATATAATTTCCGACATTCAATTTGATTATGCCCGATACATTCAATATTACAGATAGAGTTGCCGATGCCAACGCACGAGTATTTGATGCAAACCAGAATTGACTTCCATTCAGCCTAATCCCAATCATCCTATCTCCGTTTGTATTTGCGTTAAACATTACATTGCCATACACATAATAAGTTCCAGCAACCCGGCAATACAGTCTTGTCCCACCATCCCAGTGCGCTGGAAGTCCTGAGGGGCGGTCATCAAAGGTCGCTTCAGAAAATGATACGGCTGTCCAAGCATTGTTAGGTACTGTTTGTGTGCCGGTTCGGATTACGCGGGCGGCTATGGCGGTTGTGCCCCCAAAATAGCCAGCTGTTATTTTACTGGCGTCCAGATTGGGAATGCGCGCCGTGTCAAATGTGCCGCTGGTAACATTGCCGGCGTTGTGCTGATGTGTAGATGGCGGATAAGCAGACGGTTTACTGGTCACATTGTTCCAATGCACAGCACCACCTGCGCCGCTGGTGTTCAGTTCAGATTTGGTGTAATACAAATTATCATGATTATGCGCATCTGGCGGAAACGTAGACGGCTTGCCCGTAATACCACTCCAGGGCGCGGACTCGGCAGCGTCCACCACACCGTCGTTATCGGTGTCATAGACGGCTTTGGTCATGTCGCCGGTGCCGGCCGATACCCATGTGCCATCATCGCGCAGTACTTTGTTTGACACCGTGCCCGGAGCAGGTACAGCACCAGGTTCTGTTGCCGTAAATAAAGGTAACCTGTTTGCTGATATGGTCCCACTGGTAATATCCTCACTACGGTGTTTGTGCGCTATCGGAAAGCGCAAATCCACAATATCAGATGATTCACGATTAATCACAATACCCGCTTGTTCAAACGACCGGCGTACTGCTGCCAGTGGATACAACATATTTGTTGGGGCGGATGGTATATCTGTCAAAGCCAGTGTTCCCCAATCTACCTGGTTACCTGCCACGACCTGGATATTCCCTGTATTGTCAATTCCAACCAGATAATACATTTCCTTATTTGCAGCCGGCCCAGCATATTCACCGAAATCAATAATCTTGGGCACAGGCTTATCGTACTGGTTCAAATCTGCAATCAGTTTATATTGTCCATTGATCCAGACCACTCCTGGCCAGACAATAACTTTCAATCCATCATACGGCCAGACGGCCAGCGGCATAAACTGCTGCAGCTGCACTTTGACCACATCCGTACCGCCAAGCGATCCCGCACCCATAAATTCGTGCATTGCCGCGTGTGCAGCCACGCCAGGTATAAATTGCCGATTTCCAAGCGCGTCCCGCTGACCAAGCACCCGCAATACATTGCGCTGAAGATTTTCATAGCCAACCCAAACTTCCAGATCGTGAACCGGCGGCACGCTGGTACACGCTGCAATCGCAACCACATCCGCAACTCGCACATAGACCAAACCAGCTCCGGCAATTACCCGCCCGCTGCCATCTCCTAGCTTGGCTGGGTACGCCGTAATTGCGTCTTGTTTTTCAACGGCCAGGTTAGCCAGCGCATCATGCAACTTTTTCAACTAATCCTCCTTTGGCACAGGACAAACATTCCACAATTCAAACTGTTCCAGCTCAATTTTGTAACGCAATTGCTTCCAAACATAGATGAACTGATTCATGAACATCTGCCCTGCATTTCTAATTTCAAACGCAGCATCCACATTACTCCAGTTTCTTCCAATTGCACTGCCCTTTTTGCCATCCTTCCACAACCAGCCGGGTGTGGCATATGGCTGATCCGGCAGCGGTACGTACCACAAATTTGTCCATCCCAACCAGTCAGATAACAATTTACCGGTTACACTGAGTATGCGAGTATTGGTCGGGCGATAAGCAAAAACGTGTTGTTCAATAATCAACGGCACATTCAAAAATTCATTGTACGCACCTAGTCGAATCAGCAAATCACAGTCCCACGAATAATTTGCCGTCAGACTGCCATTTTTTGCATATGCCCAGATGCCAGCTCCAAAATGCCCCCAAGACAATTCGGGATTAACGATACTCCAGTTATCCCAAAAGTGACCAGCCCTTACCCAACCAACTACTTCGCTGGGACGCATCAAATCCGCCTCAATTTCGATGCCGATATAGGCAATTTCTGCAGCTGCCAGCGGCTCAAATGTTCCGGTTCGATAACGCAAATCGGTAACACTGTTTTTCAAACCAGTTGCCACTTGCTGTCCAGCGCTATTATAAGCATAAATATTCCACCAGTTGTTTTCATTTGTTTCTTCCCACACCTGCGTTGTGCCATTGAGCTTTAAAAATCTGCCCCGTATCCCCCATACGCTTTTGTTATCGTGACTGGCAGAACGAATAACTGCACGAATAGGAATATTGATTTTGTAATTGCTGTTTCCCAACAATGTATAACGCAACGTCCAGAGATATGGCCCATTCGCGGGTGCATTTTGTGGGCAGGTTGCGCCTTCCTTAGGTGGCAGTGGGTCATCGCCAGGAATCAAAGGCGGCGCAAAACGACCGGGTGTCAATGCCGGCCAGCCTGGTAAAGAAAAGTCCGGCAAACTTAAATCCGGCGTGCCGATAATCGGTGTTGTTGGATTAAGTATGATGCTTTGCGCAATACCCGGAAACACTTCCGGTTCAGCAAAAACAGTTTGCCTTAAATTTCCGTTCTCGAAACGAAATTCCACACGATAAGGAATTACATTTCCCGTATAGGCAATTTTGGCGGGTGTATCAGATTGCGCAATCGTCAACGACAGATAACCAAACGGTAACAAACTGATCACCCGCACCGCACTGGTGAGATGAATCGTGAAATCGTATGCCCGCTTTTCGCGCGCCAACAACAGGCTGGCTGTATCCAACGCGTTTTGATTATTCGTAAACAGCAACCCTTCTTTACTGAGTATCTGACCATGACGACCAAATACTTTTCCAGGAGCTTTCGCCAGAACAGGCTGATTGTTCTGATCAATTCCCGATACTTCATATTGAGCCGCGTTTGTGCTGCGGTTGGTTACCTCGATCTGCTCAAAATCCTCTCGTGTCAATTGCATGATGACGGGTATGCCGCTGCGGCCGGTAACACTGCGCAGGTTGGGATGAATTTGCAGCAGAAACCGTCCAAACGCATCGCAAAATGGCGTTGCCAGAATGCTCTCATCGGCAATCAATTTGATCTGCTGCCAGATATTTCCAACCGCCTGAAATGCCGGCGCGATTCTGGTATCACCACTTAGGTAAATATCACAGCAATTTGGCAGCGTTGTGCGCCAGTAGAGCAGATGCCATATCATTTTGTCAACCGTCAATCCTTGCATCTGCGTCCAGGCAGACGGAGTTTGATTGACATTCTCCACACCGGTAGGATACCCCATACAGCGTCCCAGCCAATACTGCGCTCCCTTGATACTCAGTATAGCTGTGCCGTCATGTTCATCTACCGTGCAATCCTTTTCATCCAGCCATCCAATGGCCAAAATATTTTCTGCGCCGCTGATTGGTCCAATGGACTGCGGAATATCCTCCGAAAACAAAATAACTTTCAAACAATCACGCGGGGCAAGACCCAGCGGCCCGGATAGCGAAATGCTAAATTCAAAACCGCCTTGTTCCAGATCGCCCGTCAGGTCATCCAGCTGCACTTCAGTCAGAGATGTACTTTCATCATAGACATAAATCGTTCGATAGCCGCTGCTGCTTTTGCCGTTCGCCGCCGTTACGGTACAGCGCACCACAATCCGGCCGGCAGTGGAAACGGTCAACGTTGGCGCGGCTGTATTGGGATTGGTCAGTGTCCCGCTGCCGGACACAACCACCCAAGCATATTGAGTAATCGTACTGCCAAATACCCAGGACTGCGAAGCATCCAGCCCGATGTCCACGCTCGCAGCGCTCAATTTCACCACGCGGTCTAAACCCATACAGACTACCGGCGCAAACTGACTGTGCTGGTTGGAGTAGGCAATGTCATAGTCCATGTAAGGTACATCGCCTACCAGGCGCAAGTGGCGCGGCCAGATAGAAAACTCATCAATGACTGTCAAATAAAGTCCATTCTGCCAGGCAATTTCAGATGTTTCGCCGATAAATGCAACCGAACTTGTCCACGCTTTTCGCACCCGTGCCAGCCCCTTGTCCCATCCGCCGGGCGTGCTTCCAACCAGTACCGTCATACCTGGCAGGACGCTAGCCAGTGTACCGCTGGCATTGTTGTAATTGATCTGTGCGATTGGTTCATTGCCGGTAAACGTTTGATTTACGCGGCAGCTGAATATCGTGACTGGCTGGTCAATCATGACATAAAGCCGACTTGCCAGCCCATCCGAACGGAGTATTTGCAGTTCCTGTGAAGTCAGTGCACGGCTCATAGTTTTTCCAGATGGGTAAATTCAATCTCAAATTCCAGCCTGTCGCGCCGTTTGGATGGATCGCGCTCTTCCTCAACCGGCCAGTGCATGATCGCGCGGTAATTGTAGTAAACGTCGTCATTGGCCAGAGTGCGGATGTAAACAACTGCTGATTTACCACTGCAAAACGTTTTCAGCTGCTGCCGCTGTGCCGAAGTCAAAACCGAAAAAATCCACTTGCAGGTGGGTAAACCACGCCCATATGAGCGGCCGCTGGCAGCCGTTACAACATCTGCAAAGTCGCGAAAAACAGAGCGCGGAACGGGTAACGGCGTTGCAAGCGCCTCTACATTGGTCATATTGGCCTGTGTCGTGCCAATTTTGAAATCTGCCACATTAACCTCCCACCGCTCGCGCAATCAGCCGGTCACGCTGTGCCAATCGCCGCTCGACTTCGCGCATGACCTGATTGAGTGTCAAACTGGACGTTTCAACCCGCATGTTGATCACCTTGCCCCCTGCATACTGAGTATCTTGCAGGAGGGAACGGGTCAATGAATTGGGAACAATTGTTCCACTCATCGAAGGTACAAACAGTTCCGGTCCCTGTTCTCCGACCAGATATGAATTCCAGGCATTGACCGACCCGCCGGCCGCCCGGCGCTGCGGTTTGACATCCAGAAAACCTTTGACTTGCTGTTCAAGCCAGGCTTTGTAGCGAGCGGTCAATTCAGCGCCCGCCGCTTGCAGTGCCGCCTGGTCGTTGAGTGCCAGCATTCGCAAAATGTTCAGCCGGTTTTGTTCAGCATTGTGCAACTGCTGCAGTTCCCTCTGGTACTGCTGATCAAACTGCTGTAACCTTTTGCGCTGCTGTTCACTCAACTGCTTCAATTCCTGATCACGCTGTACTGCCAGCTGCGCCAGGCGCTGTTGATGCTGTTTTGCCATCTCATTGAGTTGCTGCTGATAATCTTCCAGCCGGCGCTGACGCTGAACGGCAAACTGCATATCCATTTCCTGAATTTGGCGCGCAAAGTCCTCCGAACGCCGCGCCGCCTGAACGCGGTAAGTTTCTTCTTCTTCTTGTCTGCGTCGTTCATATGAACGCTTTTCACGAACAATACCCAGCGCATCGCGATTCTCAATCAGTTCTTCTATCCGCTCATCGTGATCGGCACGCATTTGACGCATGCGGCGCTGATGATCTTCCTCTGCACGCTGGACGTCAATTTGATAATTTTGCGCAATCTTCAAACGATTTTGATAATAATCCTGTTCTGCCTGCCGTTCAGAGCGGGCAAAATCACGCATCACCCGCAACCGCTCTTCCGCATATTGAGCAATCAAAGACTTGCGATTGCTTTCGTATTTACGTTCAATTTCAACCCGCTGGGCAGCGAACTCGGCGATGATCTGACTGCGTTCCGCTTGAGCACGCCTTTCATACTCAGTACGCTGCTGCTGTGCCTGTTCATAAGCCGCGAACGCATCCAGCTGCTGCTGGGTTGCAGCAGTATCGCGCTGTGTCGCTGCAGCATGTTGCTCAACGACCCCTGTCAACTGTCCAATCATCATTGCCCACTGTTGTCCGCGCTCTTCGGAACCAAACAATCCGTATCTGCCGGATAAATAGGCTGCTATCGTTGCCAGTTGTCCCGGCGCCGCCCGGAGATTACGCTGTGCCCCAAATTCGGTTCTGGAAAGCGCACTGTATCCGGCTGCCGCTCCCGTTCCGACCAGCGCTGCAATCCCAACGTATGGATTTAACAACGCACCGCCTGCCCTTCCCAATCCGCCCAACAGGGCTGGGATGTTCAGCGCTTTGGTTATGCCCATCAGCATGGTGATTTGACCAACCAGCTGTGTCAGACCGCCAACAGCAACCAGACTGCCGCCCATCATCAGGGCAGCTTTGAGTAAATCGGGATTGCGCTCTACCAGGTCGGCAATTTTGGCAACCAGCTCGGACGCAGCACGTAAGGCCGGCAGCAACTCATTGGCGGCCACCGCACCAATCCGCATGAATGACTGCTGAATGTCCTGCTGAGCCTGACGCCAGGCTTGCGCCACTGAATCAAACGGTGAAGCAGATTGAAGATAGGATTGAATTGAGCCGGTAAGCGGTGAGAGAATACTTCTCCCGGCCCGTTCCAACGAGCTGCCAATTTGACTGAGACTTCTGCCAATATCACGCAGGTTGAACAAATTATCGCGCACGTCGCGTGAAGCATTCGCCATGCCGCGCATTGCAGTTTGTGCTCGCTGCGCTTTCTGGTCCAGATCAATCAGTTCGTGCGTAACGGCTTCCAGCTCTTTTTCCAGAGACGAAATGTCCTTACCAACTGCCTGATGCAGTTTCATGGTCTCGCGCAGAGTTTGCACCCGCTTTTGCAATTCTTCCGCGCGGCTTTGGATCTTTTTTATGTCCTCCTGCACCTTCGCCGCATCGGAGCCGAAAACTAACAAAAGTTTTAGTTGCTTTTCGTCCATGAATCACCTACAATAAAGTTATGTACAGCAGTTGGTTCAAAAATGATGAAAATTCCGAATTGCCACCAGGTCGCTCTTCCAATGCCGGCACGATCTGGTTTGTTTCTATGTGTCTGGTTTCATTCTTACTGGTTGGAGTGGCTGTCTTTATTCCAGATCCTGGCATATATATTGCCCTGTGCGGTTTACCGCTGGCGGCAATTGTCTTTACTCTTTGGCTGCTTCGCTTACTCAGTATCATCTGATTCCTTTCGCAGTTTTTCACCAACCGACTTCAGACGAATAACCGCGCGCAGTAAATCCTCCGGCTGCTGCAAAATCGTGTTGATGTCCCATTTCCACTCCACAACTTCCAGTATCAGTAAAATCTCCAATGCCTGCGATAAAACCGCAACAGGGATATTTCCAAGACCAAATTGTTCATCTGGAAAATCCCTGCTGGCCGGAGCGCAGTAAAACGCCTGTAATTGTCTGACAATCTCTAATCTTTTTTTTCGGCGTCTTGCTCCTCCGACATTTGCAAGGCCCAGCCTGGATTTTCCTCAATCACCGCTGCCAGCCATGCTTCACCGATTTCGTAAGGCAAATCAGCGAATTCGCGGGGCGTCAACGATTGAATGTCTTTTACCTCACCATTGATCTCAATGACGCCTTCTACACACCCCAGACAGCGCGGATAGACCATCACCGCAACCGCCTGCTCTGCCTCACAGCGATACTCAGTATCCAGTGCGCGGCCGGCTAAAATGCCGCGTCGCATGACATCTGCAACGGTGGCGTGGCGCACGGTCAGGCGTATCGTGATACCTTCAGCGGTTAACTCGATTTGCCTCATCCGGCAACCTCACGCAAGACAACAATGACATCCCCATCGGCTGGCGCAGTAGTGAAGGTAATGCCCGTAACCGTCTTGGTCAAACCGCTCGTTACCTCTGCACCGTTTTTCCAAACCTTAATGCCGTCCGTCGAAACTGCCGGGAAGTTCGCCGGAAAGTTGAATGCCGTTGTCGTGCCATTACCCAGGTAAGATGCAATTCTCAGGGGATAATTGCTCCATGCTTCCAGAAGTTGCGATTCCAGGAAACCCTCGGTTGTATTGCTGAATTGCGTGCCCCAGATATGCTTTTTCACACGATTAGGCGCCACCTGATACTGAGTAATGGCTTTGTCTGCACCCATGCCAGGTGTCTTGCGTACCACCTGGGCGGAAGGAATGATGTAGCTGTGCCAGTAGGTCTTACCGGTTTCCAGTCCTTTCGCGGCCTGGTACAAAAGCAAAGCCACCCGGGGCTCAAATCCCTGCTTATCGGTTGCAACACCCACGATAGTGGCTTCTCCAACGGTTGAGACTTTCGTTCCATCCAGAAGTGCAGCCAGTACCGGGTCAGCCGCCTCCACATTCAAGCGTGCATCTGCACCTTCTTGCGGTGGCAAGTAGACCACCTGGGTAATGCCGTCCTCACCCAGACCGGTCAATTTTCGCGCGTCCGGTATGGTCAGGTCAAATGCAGTCGAGCCCTTGAACTGAATACCTTCATAAGCCGTTGTGCCAGTTGGTTTAGGATAGCCATTGGCATCCAGTTCATAAACACACGCATAACGCAAACCGTAATTCAAAGTTTTTTCAGTTGGCGCTGCCATTTTGTTTTACTCCTTTCAAATCATTTGGAAGAATCTCAATGACCGGGCGCAGTTGCCCAATGCAGTCACAGTAATATTTCGTAACGCCGTTTTCGTTTTTCGGCTGTAATTCTTTTCCGCAAATCGGGCAATTTTTTTTCATTCTTTTCACCCTTTTGTGTTCATTTTCCAAGCCACTCCAGTTTGCGCAGGATGGTCAGGATTTCATCCAGTTTTTGCGCAATTTCGCTATTGGATGGGGTCCCTGGCTGCGGCTGCGGCTCTGGCTGCGGTTGAGGAGTCGTCCCTGGCCTCCAATTTGCATCACGGCAAAAGGCTTTGAGCTCGGCACGCGACCCATTAAATTGCTCAATACAGATTGAGCTGGCGCCTGGCCAATTCTGGGTATTCGTCTTCTGCCAAAATACCCAGTATGGCCAGTAGCTAATGCTCGGCGTCTCAACCTGGTAGTTAGCAATGTGAAGTGGGCATTGAAGTAACCAATCCGGTGGGGTTTGGGTGCCTCCTTTCGAAAACCAGTCCTTGATGATCCACGGAGAGCAGTAAATCATTGGACTTCGTCCCATTCGATCCTGAAGATACTTCACGGCCGGTTCAAGCCAGGTCGTAAGAAAATCCGCTGGAACTGGCCAGTAGGATTTGACCCGACCGTTCTGATCGTACTCTTTCGGCTGGTGTTCCACGTCAATCTCGGGAACAATCTCCCAGGTCTTACCTCCTCGATTGATGAGCTCCCAAAAATCCGCAGCTTGCTTTTGGCCGGATGGAGTTCCTGGAGCATAGCCAAGATAAAAATCATAGCCAAATACGAGCGAACCCGCTTTCACTTTTTGTGATTCCGCCCAGCGTCTATGCTCTGTAATCTTCTTGTCATCATACCCAGCCCCACGGGCCCGAATGATCGCAAAGTCCAGGTCAAGCCCGTTTGCCGATACGGCAAATTTTGTAGGGTTAATTGTCGTCCAATACGAAATGTACAAACCGTAAGCCATGTTTACTCCATTTCTCCAATTTGTCCGGAGATTCGACAGGCCGCAAATACGACCGTAATGGCTAGGATAAAAATGATGGCCAATACCCCAGCGAGACATAAAAACCTAAATGCAATAGCCATGACTCCGATCAAAAACAGCAGCCCAAGTGCCCGGATGACGTAATCGAGTAGTTGTAGAAAGGCCATACCTACCTCAGAATCTGAAGAATCTGTGTCGCTAACCAAACCAAAACCGTACTGCCTAAAATACCGCCCAGCCAGGCCATCAGGCGGTTGCTGTGATCAAGCCGCACTACCATGTCTTCCATTGACTTCATTCGGCGGTCGTGTTCTTCAATTTTCCGCCATGCTGCATCGATTCTTGATTCCATTAGTGGATGACTCCCTGCTTCGTGATTTTCCAGGGCACGCACACGCTCCTCAACCGCGCGCAGCATCTGTTTAATCTCTGTAACATCCCGCGCGACCTGGTCGAGACGTGTAGAAAATTCCGTAATCTGGCGCTGCAAAGAGAGGTTCGTTACCCGCTCTTCCGTAGCCGTGGACATAGGCTACCCCTTAATCGCGCTCCGGGCAGCGTCATATACGCCGCTGGCCACCAGACCAAGCGCCAAACCATAAACGACCGCACTGAACCAGTCAGCGAATGTCATAAGCGGCGCTTGCGCGTAAAAATACGCCAGACCAACAATTACGCCAATCGCCATACTCACGGCATTCAACGCCTTGCCTTCGACGTTGAACCTTTTAGTCCATTCAACTAATGCGATCACCAACACAACTAAAGGAATTCCATTCACAATTTGATCCATGTTTCCACCTCACTCAAAAGACGCAATTGTTACAGAGACAATCACAGTCAGACTCAACCGGAATTCAATTCCCAAATAATTCTGACCAGCAAAGCCCAAAACCTGAATGCCACTATCGCCAAGCCATACGGCTTTCTCAAGCCAGTTCAAAGTCGAATCTTTCGTGCCTTTCCCCAAAAGTGGATGGGAGAGAAACACATTCCTGACACTCGTCAGATACGGTTCAACCGCTTTCTCGGCTTCACCGTCAATTCCCTGCAGAACAGGTTTGACGTACAGACGCATCAGCCAGGTGCGCGTTTCTTCCACAAGCATTTCGGAAATTGGCGTAATCACTGCCGGCCCGGCAAAGGTGCAAAAGGCCGGTAAATCACTATCTGCCAGCGACTGCGGCGCCCACACATACGCCCGCTTGACGCCGCTTACCATCTTTTGAATATCTGCCAATCTCTCTCGTATGTCGCTCATGGCACAATCCGCTTGTATGGTCTAATCATTGCAACCAGGCGCTCTGGCAAGGCTTTTGTGTACTGAAGCATTCCCAATTCGGCAACGCCGATGCTGTCACTCAAACCGGTTTTGACCTCTTTGTAAAACCGTACTGTCAACAACGTGACCGCATTGATCAGATCGTCCGGCAGTGGATTGAATCCACCGGTGAAGGAAATTCTCACCTGCACATTTCCACTGCTATTTACTCCATCCACCGATACTGAGTATCCATTGATTTCCACACCGGACACATCCAGCACAATCCAGTTTTCCCGCGCCGAATAGCGGTAGGCTAAAGCGCTGATGCTTTCAATGATCGGTTTGGGAGGCCAGCAAAACAAAACACCGTCCGAAGCAATCCGACCTTTTGTTATCACGTCCAATAACGTTTCCCTGGCAAAGTAATTATCGCTGTTCACTCCCGCACAAAACCGGTCAATCGCCCGGCTGGCCTGGGTGATCAACTCTGCCAGCAAAACGTCATCGGCGCTTTCGGCGCTTCCGAGCGTCCGTTTGACTACCGCCAGCGTGGTGTAATCCGCCATCGTTGTTTTCCACTTCAGGATACTCAGTATCGAGAGGGGCAACTTCACCGGATGCAATCAGATCGTTTGCGATCTCTTCCGGCAGCTCAATTTTGCCATTTTCAACAATGGCAACAAAATTGTCCCTGCCAACGCTGTGTAAATTACCCAAGACTCGATATTTCATTTCTCAATCTGGTGGGGGAGAGACCCTGACAGCCCCTCCCCCGTTTGATCAGGCATTACCAATGTTGGTGATGATCCCGATGGAAGGCGGGAAGTAGTGCGCAAACACGCCATCGAAGTAAACGCCGCTTTCGTATTTGCGGGTGCGCTGCGGCCATTCGATTTGATAGTAGTCCTGGCGCAGGCGCATTTCCATCACATTCGGAACGCCGCTGATCGGGTAAGGCAGCTGCTCAGTAACCGCTACCAGTGTACCGGGCGGCAGGTTGGGATGTATCTCCAGCGGCACTTCTGGCGCAACACCCATCGCAAATCGGTTGAGCAGGCTCTTGACCCGCATACCGGCAACGAATTCCGATCCGGTCACATATGGAATTTGCGCAGCGGTCGCTTGCAGTACCTTCTTGGTGATGTTGTCTGCTTCCTGCGCATTCACGTAAATGCGAGTTGGCGACAGCCGGTAGTTGTCCCACATGTGGCGGAATAACTCGTTGATTTCAACAATGCCGCCATCACCCGAAGCGGTAAGCCCCGTGCCCGTGCCCACTGTACCGTCCGGCATGTACTTGATATACGCGCCAGAACCGCTTGTCCAGGCCTGGTACAGAATGCCATCATAACTGAGCAGATTTTTGGAATTATCGCCCGTAATTGCGCTGGCATTCTGCCGGCCCGAAGTGACCAGGCTGGTCAAAACCACACTGTTGATGGTCGTGATCTGCTGCAGTAATTCATTGCCGCTGGTGCCCACATACCAGGCATAAGCCACCGCACCCGGCACAGCCGCAACTTTAGCTTTGATGACATTGGTCGAACCGGTCAGCGCGCCGGTGCTGGACGCGCTCGATTTGTTAGAAGACCCGCCGCCGTAGGTGAACGCCGAACCACCGCTGGCAGGATTCACCGACACCTGCCCCACAACGCCGCCCGTCAGCGACGATGCCAGATAGCCATACAGGGTAAGAGCAACCACAATAACATTGTACGTACCGGCGCCGATTGACCCGCCTGAGGCATCGGTTGTTACGGTCGGCGCCGAAGGCGTTCCCAGTGCAACCGAGTAGTTTCCGCCCAGGTCAGCCAGTTCTTCCTCAATCATAGTCGCCCACAAAAGCCGCTGTGCCTGGGTAGCGCGGATATCCTCGAAGCCGACCGCAGCCCGCTCCGCCTCAAAAGTAATGCTGTCTTCCAAACCAAGCGTCTTATAGGCAGCGCTCTTGTCTTGCACGCTGGTAGTAACCGCGCCGTTGCGTTCGCCTTCCGGGACGAAACCGCGCAGACCGGCTGCGTTGATTGCCACCACCTGTTTCCAGTTGGTGGAAGTTCCGCCGCCGCCGGAAACGCGCGGCGTTCGGTTGCGAATTGGGGTCAAAACCGGAAACAGATTTTTCGCCGGCGCTTGCAGATCATACGCGACCAGACCGGTAGACTGAGTAATGCCCGCCTTCTTGAGATTTTCCGCCGGCATGGGCGTACCCAACGCCTTGTAGAATTCCTGCACCGCTTCGCGGGTCAGTTGAGATAGATTTTCAATCATGCTTCACACTCCTTATTTCGATTTTTGAATAGCCTGAATTTCCAGCCGGGCGATTTCGTTTTGCAAACTTTGGCGCGTCAAGGGATCGGTCACGGTTTCCAGTGCAGAACGCAGCTGTTCAATCTTCTGAAGTGTCGCACCGGCCTGCGGCGATAACGCACCAATTTCACGCAGAACAGGACCGCTCCCACCGCGCTTTTCCAGTGTTTCCACCGCAACCGCCAGCTGCGCAATGTCTTTGATGATCTTCTCCAGCGACTTGCGCAGATCGGCAGTTTCGGCTTTCGCCAGCCCTTTGATTTTCGCGCTCAAGGTCATCTCGCCGCCAACCTGCTCAATCAAGCCCAGCTCGCGCAGCAAGGCCAACACGATTTCACGCACATCGTCAGCAGTCAATCCTTTCGGCTGCTCTTCAGCCGCTTTTTCTTCCGATTCCTCTGAACCGCTTTCTGTGGATTGTTCTTCTTCCGATGCGCTCTCATCATTGGCTTCATCGCTTTCCTCCAACACAGCAGCCAGTTCCTCAACCAGATTGGCTAATTCCTCATCGGTCAAATCTTCCAGCTGCTTTTTCAAAACAGATCGGATTTTGTTTTTCATCGCCACTCCTTTAGTACTCAGTATCACTTGTGAACCATCCGCCTTGACCATCTCAATCACTGCACCCGGAATACATGGCAGATCAACCAGGCTGATTTCGCTTGGAATGGCCTCATAGCGGATAAATCCTTTGTTCATGGGATCCGGCCAACGTTTGCCGTATACTCCACCAACCGAAAAACCGGTAAATACGCCTTCAACCACCTTTTGCCAGGCTTCGCTGTCAACTATCTTTGTGCCAACCCGAATGGCTTTGGCCTTATCATCGAACAGCAGCTTGATTACCTTCCCAACCGCCTTGCTAGTATGGCTGTCACGCACATTGCCCAGACTCTTGCCCTGGCTGGCTTTTTGAACACGTTTCGACCATGCCCAGAAATGCGGTTTGGACTTTTCATAGTCCATAATTTCGCCGCTCTGATCTGGCTGTTCTACCGCCGCCACACCCCAAACTTCACGCCGCACTTCGTCAACCTTTTGAAGCGGTAGAAAGTACGAAAACGATTTTTCCGCAGCCGCTTCCTCAAAAACAATGGGATGATAGCCATGTTCTTCCAGCCATTTGCGCGCTTCATCCGGGCTGAATCGATCCGCATCGAAACGGATTGCCTGTAAGGTCATGCTGTCTTCACCTTTGAGTTTTCCAAAAACGGCATGAATGCCATCGCCGAATTTGTCATTTTCACGCCGGAATGAATCCGCATCGAATTTATCCGGGTCAATCAACCGCGCAGCATGTTCGTTTGGATAAGGCATATCTCACTCCATAAAACAAAATGCGCCCTGCAATGAGGCTTCTGCTGAAGCCAGTCACCACAGGACGCAAATCAGTCCTCTCGATCTCGCCGAACCCGTTTTTCAGGACGCCCCGTCCTCTCCGTTCCGCAGTTCAGCAAAGCCCTTCCGGGCTGAATTGTTACCTCGATTTTAGAACAAATTCCCCATCAAGTCAAGTCCCTTTGAACAGATTTTCTGCAATTTTTTCAACCGCCTGCTCAAAAAGCTTGCTGATACGCTCAGCGGTTTGCGAAATCGCCGGCTCAAAATACGGATGCGGTTTTGTCCCATACTTGCGAATGTGTGTCCAGATTGCCCGCGCCATTTGGCGGTTCTCGTCTATTTGTTTCGCTTTGCTCCCCAGCCGCTTCCGAGTCCTTACTGAGTATACCCCGGCCAGCTGTTTGATGCGCACCCACTCATACAGCGGCTGACCTGGTTCGGTAATCGAAAGTGGCGGCGTGTGCGGCTTGCTTCCGTACTCCACCGCCCTGGCATACGGCAGCCCGCGCCCGGCGCCCACTTCCACAAAAATCGCCCTTTCCGTAACCTGAACTTCGCTGGATGAAACGCTGGCGCGCAAGTCGCCCGTGGCCACGCTATCATTGTCTGTCAGGTTTTGCTTGATCTGCTCTTCCAGCAGTTTGCCAGCCTGAGCCATTGCATCCCAAATCGGCGCATGAATACGGTCATTCAAATCGGTGAATTTACCGATTTTAGCCACGATTTTCTCTAAACCCGTAATAGTTATCCTGTCCATATTGAAAATTTTCCTTATACATGCTATACTTGTTTTGACCCTGGTGGTGCAATTTACGCGAAAAGCATTCCGAAAGGAGATGTAGACCTAGCGTAAGTCTACCCAGGGTCTTTTTATTTTTGGGTAGTAATATAAGAAGT